CCATCTACACAAGGTCCGAAAGCTACTGGTGAAAGGTATCTTCCTTCAGCAGCAATTAAGTCGCTTAGTAAAGCTGAGTATGCAGCTACGACTAAAGCAAAAAGAAAAGGCAAAAAAGCAGGGAAGCAACACGTAAAGCAACCCAAGCGCATTGCAAGCAAAACCAGATCATATAGGAGAGTGTAATTATGGTTCCAATATTATTAGCTATAGGTGCAACAATTATAAAAACAGCAGCACCATCAATTATTAAAGCATTAACAAAACAGGGAGCTAAAAAAATAGCTAAACCTACTGCTAGTCAATTAAAAAAAGCTGTTTCTCCAAATAAAGCACCAGATAAAGTACAAAAAATATTTAAAGAACCATCTAAAAAAATAACTGCTCAAACTAGTGGTGGAGGTAGAGGTGGAGTAAAACCTAGAATAAAAAAAGAAACTCCTAAAGAAGCACCTAAAACTGTAAAAGCAAAAACATCTGGAGGTGGAAGGGGAGGAGTTACATCAACAGTTAAAAAATCTCCAGCTAAGAAACCAGACGCTAAAAAACCTACTACTGCTAAAAAGCCAGACGCTAAAAAACCTACTACTTCTAAAAAGCCAGATCCTAAGAAAGATTCAGGTATGTCTACAGGAGCCAAAATTATTGGTGGTGGAACATTAGTAACTGCATTAGGTGCTGAAACAATAAGACAAGCAAATAAAAATAAAAAAGAAGGAATGGGTGGTAAAGCTACAGTATCACCTAATCAAAAATCTAGACAAGCTACTTTACCTAAAGATAGCAAAACTGATAGTGCCACAGTAGGAAAAGAACAAAGATCTAGACAGGCTACTCTACCTAAAGATGAAGGAATGGGTGGTAAAGCTACTGTATCCCCTAATCAAAAATCAAGACAAGCTACATTACCTAAAGAAGAAGGTATCGGTACAAAGATTGCTAGAGCTTTAGGTGATAAGCGTAGTGAAGAAGAAATGATCAGAACTCGTAAGATGAACGAGGAAGATGAAGAAGAAATGAACTTTCGTAAAGGCGGTGCTGTTAAAAAGAAATACGGCATGAGAGCAGGTGGTTTCACCAAACGAGGTGGGATGTACAAGAAAGGTTATTAATGTGACTGAGCAACAAGAAGCTTTTCTAAATGCTTTGTTTGGGGAAGCGCAAGGTAACTTCCGTAACGCTATGAACATTGCAGGTTATGCTCCAACAGAGTATCCTGCTAGACTCATTCGCCAAATGAAAAGTGAGATAATAGAGAGAGCAGAAAATATGTTAGCAGCTAATGCTCCTAAAGCTGTTCTCTCTATGTCAGGCATATTAGATGATCCTAGTGCTTTAGGTAATAGAGATCGTTTAGCTGCTGCCAAAGAAATCCTAGACCGTACTGGTATAGTTAAAACAGAGAAGATCGAACATAAGGGCGTAGCTTCTGCTGTTGTGATATTGCCTCCCCTAGAGGAAGATGATGACACTCAAAAGGATTGATCATGCAAGTCGTAGAAAAATTAAAGCAATTGGTAAAATTCCATACGGATATGATTATCAAGTTGACAAAAGGAATGTGGCATGGTATATGCCTAATGAAGGAGTCCTTAGTAAATTTGATGAAGCGATTACTCAAATTCGTGAAGGTAATCACTCTGTACGAAAGGTGGCGGCGTGGTTAGAAAATGAGACTGGTAGAAAACTTTCTGCTACTAGGTTACACAAGTTGGCATGGACTGAAGAAGAGTTGGATGCTAGGAGAAAAACTCGCAGACGTAAATTATCTCCCAAGCAACGAAGAATCGAAGACCTTAAAAACACTGAGAAACAAACCCGAATCAAGGCAGAACAAGCGAAGAGACGATTAAGTAAAGAGTTAGATAATGGTAAAGAGCCAGAAGAATCTATAAATTTTACGGACACTAAACAGAAAGAACCTGAAGTTGTTTTCAAGCCCAATCCTGGTCCTCAAACACAATTTCTTTCTGCTAATGAACGCGAAGTTTTCTATGGAGGTGCAAGAGGTGGTGGTAAAACTTACTCTCTTCTTATAGCTCCGTTAAGATATGTACATAAATCTGCTCATCGTGCATTGCTTATAAGACGCTCGATGCCAGAACTAAGAGATGTTATATTCCAGACTCAGCAGATATATCGTAAGGCTGAACCGAAAGCTAAGTTTAAGAGTCAAGAGAATACGTGGTACTTTCCAAGTGGAGCTAGAATAGAATTTGGGTATTGCGAAAACTTACAAGATGTGTTAAGATATCAAGGACAGTCCTATTCATGGATTGGTATAGATGAGCTACCACAATATGCTAATTCAGATATATGGCAGTTCTTAAAATCATCGTTACGTACTACAGATCCTAGTATACCTTTGCATATGAGAGCTACAGGTAATCCAGGTAATATAGGATCAGCATGGGTTAAGAAGTTATTTATAGATCCTGCTGAACCAAACACTAGAATAACTGAGAAGATAGAGTATGAGCTAGATGGTAGAACACTGTCAAGCGAAATAACAAGAAAGTTTATAGCAGCATCAGTATGGGATAATCCGTATCTCACACAAGATCAGAGTTATGTTGCTATGTTAGCATCACTACCAGAAGTTAAACGTAAGCAGTTTCTGTATGGTGATTGGGATGTAGTAGATGAAGGTGCATTCCCTGAGTTTAATAAAGAGATACATACGTGTGATAGTTTTGAGATACCTAATGGATGGACTAAAATAAGATCAGCAGACTTTGGATATGCAGCACATTCAGGTATATTATGGGGTGCAGTAGATTACGATGGGTGTTTGTGGATATATAGAGAGTTGTATGTAAATCGTTTGACAGCAGATAGATTAGGTCAGATGATTATAGAAGTAGAAGAAAATGATGGTAGAATACAGGATGCATTACTAGATAGTTCATGTTGGGCTAAGAGAGGTGATGCAGGTCCATCAATAGCAGAGACTATGAATAGAGAAGGATGTAGATTTAGACCATCAGATAGATCACCAGGATCTAGGGTAGCAGGTAAGATAGAGTTACATAAGAGATTGATGATTGATGAAGATACTGGTGAGCCTAAGATAAAGATATTAAAGAATTGTAAGAACTTGATCAGTCAGATAGCAGCATTACCAGTAGATAGTAGAAACCCTGAAGATGTAGATACTAAGTCTGAAGATCATTTATATGATGCACTAAGGTATATGATAATGTCTAGACCTACGAATATAAGAGTAGCGTATGAGAATACACCTAAACACCGTTACCAAGCATCGGATGCTACGTTTGGATATTAGATGTTTTGGGCATACGCTGGTATGATACTTGGATTAGTACTTATCATCGGTGTGTTTGTTTATAGTCATTGGTATTGATATGAAAAAAACTAGAGATTACAAAAAAGAATATGCTAAGACACATGGCACTACTAAAGGTAAACTAGATAGAGCAGGTCGAAACAAAGCTAGAAAACTTGTACAACCTAAAAAAGGAATGGAAGTACATCATAAGAATGGTAATCCTAGAGACAATAGAAGATCAAATTTAAAAGTAATAACTAAGAAACGAAACAGAACCTTACAACCCAAAAGAAATAAAAGGAGTTAAAATGGTAGATGAAAACGAAATCTCTGCTCTTGACGATGCCAAGACAGATAAGAAGTATGATAATCTAGTTAGCTATGTTAAGTCTAGATTTGAAAGAGCAAAGACTAGTAGGTATTCAGATGAAGAAAGATGGACTCAGGCATATAGAAACTACCGTGGATTGTATGGTCCTGATGTTCAGTTTACAGAAACAGAGAAGTCCAGAGTATTTATTAAAGTAACTAAGACTAAAGTATTAGCTGCATACGGTCAGATTATAGATGTTCTATTTAGTCAAAATAGATTTCCTATTGGTGTAGAGCCTACTACAATACCTGAAGGTGTGGCAGAGTCAGTACATATAGATCCCAAAGAACAAGAACAAGAAAAGGCTATGGAAGAGTTTAGGAGTATGTATGGTTCTCCTGGTGATGGTAATGATTTACAACCAGGTGATACCACAGATATTCTAAAAGAAAGATTAGGTTCACTACAGGAAGACTTAGAAGATCTAGAAGGTCTTAAAGAAGGACCAGGACAGACACAATCTGCTATTACATTCCATCCAGCTATGGCTGCTGCTAAGAAGATGGAAAAGAAAATAAAAGATCAGCTAGAGGAATCCTCTGCAACTAAACATTTAAGACATTCTGTATTTGAGTGTGTGTTGTTTGGTACTGCAATAATGAAGGGTCCGTTTGCTATAGATAAAGAGTATCCTAACTGGGATGAAGATGGTAACTATGATCCATCTATTGTAACTGTACCTAAAGTAGAGCATACATCAGTTTGGGATTTTTATCCAGATCCAGATGCATTTAATATAGAAGACTGTACCTATGTAGTAGAAAGACACAGACTTACCAGATCTCAACTACGTGCATTAAAGAAACGTCCATTCTTTAGATCCTCTGCAATAGAAGAAGCTATACTAGGTGGTGAGAACTATGATCGTGAATGGTGGGAAGAAAGCCTAACAGACAATGAAGTAAGCTCAGAGTTTGGTTCAGGTAACTATTCTGGTGGTAGTGATGTAGAACGATTTGAGGTACTAGAGTTCTGGGGTACAATAGATAAAGAGATAGCTGAAGATCAAGGACTAGAAATACCAAAGCAGTATTTAAACGATGATGAGATACAGATAAACTGTTGGACCTGTAATAATGAGATCCTAAGATTTGTTATCAATCCGTTTGTACCTAAACGTATTCCTTATGTTGCTAGTCCATACGAACTAAACCCATACAGTTTCTTTGGTGTAGGACTATCAGAGAACATGGATGATACCCAAACATTAATGAACGGTTTTATGAGATTAGCAGTTGACAATGCTATCTTATCTGGTAATCTATTGATTGAGGTAGATGAAACAAACCTAGCACCTGGTCAGGATCTTACAGTATATCCTGGTAAAATCTTTAGAAGACAAGGTGGTGCGCCTGGTCAAGCTATATTTGGTACTAAGTTTCCAAACGTGTCAAGTGAAAATATGATGTTGTTTGATAAAGCAAGAGTATTATCAGATGAGTCATCAGGATTACCATCATACTCATATGGACAAACTGGTGTGCAGGGTACAGGTAGAACTGCATCAGGTATATCTATGTTGATGGGTGCAGCCAGTAATGCTATCCGTACAGTGATTAAAAACATGGATGACTATATGCTACGTCCTATGGGTGAAGCATTATTTGCATTTAATATGCAGTTTGACTTTGATCCAGAGATAAAAGGTGATCTAGAGATTAGGGCTAGAGGTACTGAAAGCTTTATGAAGAATGAAGTTAGATCCCAACGTCTTATCAGTTTCTTGCAGATTGCAAGTAGTCCTGTACTAGCACCATTTGCTAAGTTCCCATACATCATGCGTGAGATAGCAGCAACTATGGATCTGGATGTAGATAAGGTAACAAACAATCCTGAAGAAGCATTTAGACAGGCATTGCTATTACAACAGATGCAACAACAGATTGTAGCAGAAAACCCACAACCACAACAAGATCCTACAGGTGCAGGAGGTGGTAATATAGGAACTGGTCAAGCACCAGCACCAGGAGAACAGGGATTTCCTACAGGAGGTGGACCTAATGCAGGAACACAACAGCAACAACAACAGGCACAAGCACCTCAAGGTGGTGGACAACAAATACCACCAGAGCTAATGGCTATGCTACAGCAAGGAGGTGGTGGTAATGCTTGACGTTAAAACTGCTAGAGACATTTTACCGTTAGTCAATACACCAGATTTTACTGAGTTATTTAATTTATACCTAGACTCTAAGAGGCACGATGCGCTACGTGTACTAGAGCAGAGTGATGATGAAATAGAGATATATAGAGCGCAAGGTGCTATTGCTATGCTTAGAAAGTTAAAGTCTATGCAAGTAGAAGTACAGACAGTATTAAAAGGAACTTAATATGGCAACTCCCCCAAGACCTAAACAAAGACCAAAAGATTTAGTTCAAAGGTACATTAATACAATTAATAGCCTTCCTGAAGATGAACTATTATTTAGAACAATTGTACGTGAAGCTGAAGGAGAGGGTGAGTTAGGTATGGCTTTAGTAGCAAAAGCTATATTTAATAGAAAAAAAATTATAGACTCAGGTACTCCTGTAAGTGAGTTTAATGCTAAAGATGAAACAATAAAAGGTATTTTATTAGGAGATGGACAGTTTCAACCAGTAACGGGAGATTATAGAGCAGCAGAAGATTTAACAGAAAAACAAAGAAATAATGCAATTAAAGCTATAGAGTTAGCAAAAAATAATACAATGTTAAAAAGTAAATTAGAAGAAAAAAAATTTAGTAGTGATCAAATTAATAATTTTTTAAATGTAACAGGTTTTAGAGGTCTTAAAGCAAAAGAAGATAAAAGTCAAGACGTAAATAAAATAGTATTTAAAAAACACGTTTTTAATACAGCAGGTAATAAAGATTTAAATATAGAAAATCTTGAGTCTTTTGAAGGAACTACCTCTAGAGAAGATGGTAGAAAAGCTGTGCCTTTACCTATGATGAAACCTAAAAGAGAAGATGGTAGAGAAGCTGTACCTATGCCTATGGAAAAACCTTTAGATGATACTCAAAAAATGTTAATTAATGAGGAGTCACCTAGAAAGTTTAGAGATATTCCTCCTCAAGTAGAATCACCAGAAGATAGAACATTAATAT